TCGTATAGGCAAAATCAAATTCGGGTAGGGTCGTGTCAAAATTGTATAAGTCAGGGCTTGACCCCCATCGTGGGAATATGAGATACCCCATCGTGGGAATATGAGATACCCCATCGTGGGAATATGAGATACCCCATCGTGGGAATATGAGATACCCCATCGTGGGAATTAGCAGTTGACAACCACAACGAATCAGTCTAAACAGAACTCAGCAAACAGCAAATGAGGATCACTAAAATGAAAAGCAATCGTATTGTATTCGCAGAGGTTACTATCCGCATCCGTGAAACTGGTGAAGAACAGAACCTACGGGTACACAACATACCTTGCGTGTGGGTCTGGGCTGATGGGTCGATGGCGGCAGCGGAATATTGGGCTGTTGCAGATTGGGTTTCTACTACTTTTGGTAACAATGTTGATTGGTTTAATATCAAGTGTGTTGTCGGTTCACCAATGAAAGAGGAGAACTAACGATGGAACTGAAAGACATCATCACTGACCTTTGTGTCGTCATCAACCAAGTGTCTGAATCTAAACGCAATCTTATGCGGGCTGCATCATGGGAAACCGATGAAATCCATACCAAGCAGCAACAGATCGACCTGCTAAAGAAAGAGTTGGTTGACACTGATTATGACCTTGACCGAATCAAGGATGCACTGTATGAACTGACAGAGGCACTTGAGAATGAAGTGTATAACCAAGAACTTCTGGCACTATCACCCTTTACTAAAGGAAACTAAGGTTATGGAATACATCACAATGACTGTCGAGGTTCGTGGTCGTGAGATAGACATCGAAGTCTATGCTAAGATTAGTTCTGGTGGCAGCAATAGCTATGGATCAGATGAACCACTGTGGTTTAGTGTAGACCTCAATGATATCTATGGTCGTAAGCGTAGGAAGCCTGTAAGCAACCGCTTGTATGATGCTATTGTAGGACTATATGAAGACAAGATCGTAGATCAGTTTCAACACGCTTACTTGTAAACAACACCAAAAGGATCAAAACTATGAACAACTTCGATCATCACTCAGAAAGCTACATCCTATACCTCCGCGCACAAGCTATGACAGCAGCTTGCAATAATGTGTATCAATCAATATCGCGTGGTGAGGATACAGCTTACTATCTAAAGGAAGCACAAGAGTGTCTGGACATGACCCAAGCCCTGTTGAATGACCTTAAAGGAGAAATCAAATGAATCTAATGATGGTAGGTAACTTCTACGAAGACGAATACGGTTCCTTGTATGAGGTAACTGACATCACATTGAACAAGGTTTCTTTGTGTCGTCTACGTGATAACCACACCTTTGAGGTAGAACCCTACACGATCAACACTTGGATCAGCAATGGGGCCATGACTGTATATCTTACATCAGAACAAATCTCTTCTTGACAATGACTACCAAATCACTTAGATAGATCATAAGCAAACACAGAAGGAGACTTAAGTCATGCTTACTATCCAGATGGTCAAAGACCTTATCGAAAAGAAAGACACCAAGATTGCCACTGTTACCTTCATCAAGGCAGATGGCTCTCAGCGTACTGTGAATGGCCTGTTCAAGCCCACTAGCAAGATGATAGGCTCAGACAAGGGTATCGCTCAAGGTGAGGCTATGAAGGCCCGTGGGCAAGTGCCTATCTGGTCTTTGCAAGAGAAGTCTTGGAAGTCGTTCATGTTGGATAAAGTATTGGAGATCAAATGATGAACCGCTATAACCTAGTAGACAAGAAGGTTACCCTCTGTGAGAACTACAAAGGCTCAGAGGTACTGTTCCAAGACTTGATTAGGGGATACCTAGTATCTACTGTATTCCTAGGGTTTGATGCTTCCTGTGGGGTATCAGAAGAACCTTTAGTCTTTGAGACTATGGTATTCAAGAATAGCTTTGAAGACTTATACTGTCGTCGTTGCTCTACATATGACGATGCTATGGTCCAACACGAGACAGCTAAGACTTTATTCTGGGAGAAGACTAATGACAACAACAAGGATAATCAAAATGAGTGAAGAAGGTATGGACATTTTTTTTAACATGGCAATAGTAGGGGTCGTGTTTTGCAGCATTATCCTACTTCTCAGCCCTAGCCCGATGCAAATCTGTATCAAGTATGGCTATGAATATACAGATGGTAACTGTGAAAAGGGGCTGACCAATGAGTAACTTTAATCCAACAACAAACCGTATAACGCTTGGGTTGCTAAGTGAAGATGAACAAACAGAGTTGTTATTCTGGCCGCATGGTTGGGAACTTTACAGAGGAACCTACAAAATTTGGGAAGAAATTGAAGACCCCATCTGGAATGAATACGCTGTATATCGTGGCAAGCCTGCGCCACCTGTGGTAGTGACAACATGGACACCTATCTATGAAAATGGATGCACAGGGTTTGCCTATGGTAGCCTTAACGAGGCGAGGGTAGGAGTTGCGGGTGTGGGAATGGTTGGTATCATGCGTCTGGACATTACTGACGGTGTGCCTAAAGCTACAATTATAGGGAGAAATTACTATGCTAATAATTCGTGATAGTGCAATCGTAATCTGGTTGCTGTTTAACACAATCCCGCAGGCACAGGCATGGTATCAAGTGCAAGTGGACAAGCACTATGAGTTGTATGCAGTGGAGGCGGGACTGTGGGAATGATGACTGATGATGACGAATGGCACATTGCTCTGGATGATGCTGCAGCACTGCTAACTGAACTGGAGAAAACAGAATGATCCTCGCAGCCCTGTGCCTAGCGTCTAACATCTACTTTGAAGCAAGGGGAGAGCCTGTTGATGGGCAGATACTGGTGGCTGAAGTTACTATGAACCGTGGCAGCGACATTTGTGAAACAGTGTTTGCTGACAGTCAATTTAGTTGGACTAACGACAAAGACTTGTTTATAGGTAATCCAGAGGCGTTCTACCAAGCGTATGTCTTAGCCTCTGATCTTATCGACAATGGCTGTATCCTATGCAGTTCAGCTACCTTCTATCATACTAAAGCAGTTGACCCCTACTGGGCTGAACATATGGTCCTACTAGGAAGCTATGGAAACCACATCTTTTATAAAGGATAACCTATGACATTCTATATCTGGTATCAAAATAATTCGGGTGGCAGCTTTGTTGTTGATGACGACCTATCACATCGTGTAGTGATTGAGGCTGACACCTACGATCTGGCTGAATACAAGGCACTGAACCTTGGCATCTACTATAATGGTGTTGATGATGATCGTGACTGCGATTGCTGTGGTGACCGTTGGTATCATGGTCATGAGTTGACAGAGCTTGACTTAGAGGGTAAGACACTTGATGAATACCTACAGGGGATGGCTGACGAGTATGGTTGGAAAGACCCAGACATCATCGTTCACTATGCTGATGGTAGTAAGAAAACTTTTACTGGTAAAGACCATAAAGGGTTACACATGATATGTTACGCTATCTAAACCGTATCGTAGTAGCACTGAGTGTCTTACTTAATGTTATCCTTGGTGGTGACAACAATCAGACGTTCAGTGCTAGAAACCATGACTGGAAACGCAGGGATAAGCCCAACATCTGTGCGTTCATTGACCTGTGCTTAGGTAAGGGTCACTGTCTAGAGTGTTGGGTGTATTGGAAAGTGAGGAAGAAGTGGTAGACGTAGAAGACTATATTGTTGTGTCAAGAGGTTATTCTGGCAACATAAGCCAAGAGGTAATGCTCTGGGTTAAACGTGGCTATAGACCTTTGGGCGGTATTATGATCAATTCGGCAGGATATCATCAAGCAATGGTTAAATACAAAAAGGAAACTGAATGATTATGATTGATCTGACTAGGGAACAAAAAGCTGACATCGCTCAACATTATCTAACTCTTCTTATTGAAGAGCGTATCCAGTGGTTCAAAAACAGTAGAGTAGAGGATACTACTGAGCCTGAATCCGTTGAGATAATCTATGAAATCAGCCTGTTACGTCAAGCCTTGGAGTATACCAAATGATTACAAGTACTTACATAGATCACATGGGTTCAGACCTCAGTGTTGTTAATGCAGCACGGGTATCCTTTGGTAAGAAGTCTACATGGAACCCTGACTGGAAGGATAGCCCACCGCTGTATGAGAAAGACGCAAAGCTAATCAAATACTTAGCAGAACACAAACACTTCTCCCCCTTTGGTCATGCCTTTGCATCCTTCCATGTGAAAGCACCTATATTTGTTGCACGTCAACTGGTTAAGCATAAGTTCCTGCGATGGAACGAAATCAGTCGTCGTTACGTTGATGATGAACCTGAGTTCTATACACCAGACGTATGGCGTGGACGTAGCGCTGACAAGAAGCAAGGGTCTGATGGTGTAGTTGATGTAAATGACTACGTTTTTAATGTAGACCCAGAGTGGGGAAGAGACTATAAAGAGGGTTGCTTAGATGTCTATGTGGCACTGCTTAAGGGTGGTGTAGCACCAGAGCAAGCGCGTATGGTCCTGCCACAATCGACAATGACTGAGTTTTATTGGTCAGGATCACTTGACGCCTTCGCAGATATGTGTAAGCTACGCTGCAAGGAAGACACCCAGTATGAAACAAGGCTAGTAGCAGGTCAGATCAGCGAGAAGATGAAACAGTTATTTCCAGTAAGTTGGGTAGCATTATTAGGAGAACAATAGTAATGGAAATTGGTGAAGAACTTCCTAGTGGTGAAACTCAAGTAAGCCTTGAACTCGAAGAAGCCATGTTTTGTGCTAAACTTGGAGTAGAAGTAGTGTTATATTGTAACATTTATGGAGTCTCTACAAAAGAAGTCCCAGAACTTATCCGCCTTCGTGGGGAATATCTTAAGCAAGAGCCTGAACCTTTGCAGGAGAGTGTTACCAAAGGGTTGACAGAGTATGACACAAGTATGCAAGGGAAGTGGTGGGAATGAAGAAGGAAAAATTAAAACCTTGCCCGTTCTGTGGTGGGGACAAGAACGTAATCTGCCGCACTGATTATGATGGACGAGATTCTTATGCAGTTTCTTGCCGATACCCCGAATGCCACGGGGGAATCTTTATGCTAGGCTACGGGTATTTTGCAGATAAAGATGAAGCCATCGCCGCATGGAACACCCGTGCTGTTGTAAAAGAGAACTTGAGACAAGACTCTGCTGACAGCAAACGCCGAAAGTACATGGCTGTAATGGATGATAAAAAGGAGTCTAAACAATGAGTGAAGAATTGAAACCTTGTCCGTTTTGTGGGGGAGAAGCTATTTCTTATCAGTCTGATTGGGGAAATAGTGACTATGATGTTGGGTGCTTCAATGGGGAATGTCCTATTGAACCACACGCTTGGGCAGATAGCGAAGAGGAAGCTATTGTAAAATGGAATACTAGACTGCCCATCTTGTATATGATTGAAAAAGGTGTTCAAGGTATTGTTCTTAAGAAAAAGGAGAGCCAATGAATCAGACAACAGCAGACTTTAGTAAGCCTAAAAACCTTCCTGTATTGTACCATAACATTTTGTCTAGTCTCCCAAATGGGCTTGCACAAGAAGCCTTTCTTTGGGCAACAGATCGTACACCACCAAGTGATCCAATGCTATATTCTGCAGAAAAGTTTGCCAGAGAGGTGCATCAATTAGAAAATACCTTAACTGTACTTTTGGAGATGGGGGCGGAAGTGCATGGGTTGGAAAGTTACGACCCAGACTTGTTGAACTTTATACTAAAGCGACACGCAAACTGGAGGTTTGGTGGTAATCAAACGGTAGGGTATTTGCAATGAACCAGCAGGCAGACTTTAGTAACCTATGTAAATCTCTCGCTCGTCGTTATCGTAATACCCAACAGTTTGATGATCTAGTAAGCGAGGGTGTCCTTGCTTGCTATGAAACTCTGGCCGAGGGTAAGACAGCACCAGCAGACTTCACAGGAGCGGCACGTAGGGCCATGCACGACTACATCAACGTGAAGACTAAGGCTGTGTCTATACCCACTGGTGGCAACGCTAAGGAAGTCTCTAAGGCTATGTCATCTGACTTGGATACATCTACTATCACAGGTATGTCTGACGGTACACTGTTAAGTCTTGTTCAAGCTATGACGAACCTCACAGAGAGTGCCACAGATGATACAGCTTTCACTGAAGATCATGCGATATTGTACGAAGAGAGAGAGTACCATGCCTATGTCTTATCGGTTGCAAAAAAGACACTATCTGCAACAGAAATGAAGATACTACAGTTGCGTTACTTTAGTGACATGACACAAGATGAAGTGGCATGGCATATGAAACTAAACCAAAAGATTGTTTCTCGACATGAAATATCAGCACTAGATAAGCTAAAGAAAAAACTTGTAACAATTTGTGATGTCTAAGACTTTAAAAAAAGGTCTTATAAGCAAGAGTGAGAGTAACTTAAGTTCTAACTTTAGTATTGACTCTGATAAGATAATGATACTATAAGAAAGAACTTAAGTTTAGGAGAGAGAAACATGGATGAAGCAGCTTATGCTGTGCAGCGCAGCGATGATGAGTACTTGAA